TTACAAAAATAAATGAAAATAATTTAATTGATTACTAATGTATTAACCCATTTTTGAAAATTATTTGCATTTAAGCTTATAAAGTAAACCACATTTAGTATACATTTGTAATATAAATTAAAAACAAAAAGAGATATGAAACATTATTTAGTAGCAAGCCCGGCTTACAGGGCAAACGGAAATCATGGAACTTATCTTTCAATTGCCATATGCAATAATGATGGTTTTTTTGAAAAAATTATTGGGGCTCATTCCTTTGATGGAAAAACAATTAAAAATTATACTAATATTGATTGTATAAATGGTCTTCCATTCTCTGATGCCGATAGATTTATTTCTACAAGAGAAATTGAAATAGATGTTGAAGCACTTAACACATGGGAAGAAAATTTTACAAAAGGCAAAAGAGAATTAGATGAATGGTATAAAAGAAGAAATGAATTATTTTGAGACAGTCCTTATCATTTTATGTATACAAAAAAAGGAAAAGCTATTTCTGAAAATATTAAACAATATGATTCTTGGACAAAATCTAATCCTTTTCCTGATGTAGTTAACTATTATGATTTTTTAAAATGTATCCGCCACGGAAATATAGATACTTTAAAATCAGATTGTGATGAAAAGGATATTGTTTTAAATGGATATTTTCAATCAAACATGGGAAGAAAATTTTACAACTTATATGCTTCTTATGATGCAAAGTTAAACATAGAAACAGGAGAAGCCTGGAGTATTACGTCTCCTTATTATAATATTATTAGCCATAAAACAATTAATCAACTTCTTGAAGAAGGAACGTTAGTTGATCATAATTACGCTAAGAATGAAAACTAAATGCTACTCAGTAAGACTTGAAAGCCTTGTTAGTATATCTTACAAGGCTTATAGAGCCACTTCCTTTGACGGCTCAACGGCTATCATACCCAAAAGCCAAGTGTTTGGGATGGATAATTCCGTTCAAAAGAGTGAAGCTTATTGGATTAGCTCTTGGATATTAGGGCTAAAAGATATTCAATATTCTACCAAAAAAGAGGCTTGGTTTGACTCCGACACCGGAGACATGCTGTCTACTTATCATGTTGAACATCATATCCCAACAAAAAAAGAACCATTAAAAGAAAACCTACAACATGGACTTATTAAGTAATCAAATTGAAGCGAAAACAAAGCTATTGCCTTACAAGGTTGGGGCTTTGTTTATGGAAGCCGGTACCGGTAAAACCCGCGTGGCTATTGAGTTGGCTAATTCGGTACCGGAGATTGATTTGGTTGTTTGGATTGGTCCTTTAAGTACTATTCGCCCAAAAGATGACTTGCCATCCATACAGGATGAAATAAATAAATGGGGAGGCTTTTATGCCGATACCGTTTTTTACGGGATTGAAAGTATTCAGGCTTCGGATAGAATATACCTCGAAGCCAGAGATAAAATCTTAACTTCTACCAAGCCATTCATCTTTATTGATGAATCGCTTAAAATAAAAAACGAAACGGCAAAACGCACAAAACGAATGCTTGATTTCAGCAATATGGCTGAATTCAAAGTTATTCTTAATGGCACACCGTTAAGTAAAAATCTGCTTGACTTGTGGTCGCAAATGCAATTTTTATCTCCTAAAATTTTGAATATGAATTTTACGGAATTTAAAAATACGTTTTGTTATTATACTACAGTAACCAAACGTTTTGGGGGATACAGACAATATTCAAAAGAATTCATTACCGGCTACGAAAATATTGATTATCTCTACTCTCTTATACGGCATTATGTATATGAATGTGATTTGACGTTAGACATACGTCAGTATTATACTGACTTACCCTATATTTTATCTGAAAATGAGATGAAAGAATATAATTATTTGAAAGAAAAGTATCTTGATAATGAGATGCTCCAATGGAAAAATAACAATATTTTTCTTGAGATGACACAAAAAATGCAGCATGCATATTGCTGCAGTGAAGATAAATTTGCCGTTTTGGATGAACTTTTTAAAGAAATAGATCAATGTAGAACAATTATTTATTGCAAATACATTGATAGTAGGGAAGTGTGCGAAAAGTATTTCCCGAAAGCTACTGTTTTGAGTTATCAAAAAGAAGCTTTTGGATTGAATTTACAGCATTTAAACAATACCATATACTTTGATAAGACATGGGATTATGCGTTACGAATTCAAGCCGGACGGCGTACTTTTCGCACGGGGCAGGAGTATGATTGCCGGTACTGGGATATGACCGGTAATGTAGGACTTGAACGGCTGATTGACCAAAATATAAATAAGAAAATATCTATGACAGAATATTTTAAAGGAAAAACGAAAGAAGAAATAAAGGAGGTATTATGAACGTATATGAAGCTGCGTTAAAGAGAATTGACTTTTTATTCATGGAGTTTGAGCAAATTGTAATATCTTTTTCAGGGGGTAAAGATTCCGGAGTAATGATGAACCTTGTGCTTAATTTTGCTACTCAAACCAATCAGCTTCATAAAATAGCGGTTTACCACCTGGATTATGAAGCACAATACCAAATGACAACGGAATATGTAGAAAGAACATTTAAAAGCTTACCTTTTAGCATTTTGAAGCTTTGGTTTTGTTTGCCGATAAAAGCACAATGCAGCACTTCGATGTTTCAATCGTATTGGCAGCCTTGGAAAATTGAAGATAAAGAGAAATGGTGTAGAGAACTACCTGAAGAATCTATCAATGAATCAAATTTTTGTTTTGGGTTTGATTATGAAGTTAGTGATTATGACTTCAATATTAAATTAGGAAAATCGATTTCCCGGAATAAAAAGACCGTTTTCCTGATAGGTATAAGAACACAAGAAAGCCTTCACAGATGGAAAGCTGTGAATAAATTCAGCGACAAAAACGAGTATAAATCGAAAAATTATACAACAGTAGTTGATAAACATTTCATTAATGCTTATCCAATTTATGATTGGAAAGTTGAAGATGTATGGATTGCGAACGCTCGTTTCGGTTATGATTACAATCGGCTTTATGATTTAATGTATCAAGCAGGAGTTCCACTTAATGCGATGAGAGTTGCCAGTCCGTTTAATGATGCAGCAACGGAAAGTCTGAAGCTTTATAAAGTTATCGATCCAAATAATTGGGGAAAGCTTATTGGTAGAGTTAACGGCGTTAACTTCACTGGACTTTATGGAGGAACAACCGCTATGGGATGGAATACCATCACAAAGCCCTCTCATTTCACTTGGAAGGAGTATATGTATTTTTTACTTGATACATTACCTGCAGCAACGCGAGAAAATTACCTACGTAAACTCAAGGTTTCGTTTTCTTACTGGCTTGAATCTGGTGGAGCTTTACCCGTTGGCACTGTTAAAGAGCTTGATTCTTCGCTTGAATTTGAAAATCTCGGCACACCGACCAACAATAGAAACTACACAACAGAATATCAGGTAATAAAATTCAAAGAATATCTTGACGAGACAGATATTAAGAATCCTAATTTACTCCCAACGTACAAACGCATGTGTATTGCTATTATGAAGAATGACACCAGTTGCAAAACACTTGGTTTTGGACAAACAAAAGACGAATTAAAAAGAAGAAATGAAATGATAAATAAATATAAATCAATATTATGATATCACCAGTTTATAAAGTACGGGCTGTACCCGTAGAAAAACTAAGGGCAAATAGTTATAATCCCAATGCTGTAGCTCCTCCGGAAATGAAACTGCTGGAGCGGTCAATAGCAGAAGATGGATTCACCATGCCAATAGTGTGCTATTATTTAGCGGATGAGGATATTTATGAGATTGTAGACGGTTTTCACCGTTATACAATATTGAAAACAAGGAAATATATCTATGATAGAGAGAAAGGAATGGCACCTGTTGTAGTTATTGATAAAGATCAATCTAACAGAATGGCAAGCACTATCAGGCACAATCGCGCTCGCGGATCACACTCTATAGAATTGATGACCAATATTGTTTCAGAGCTAAAAAAATCAGGCATGAGCGATGCATGGATTATGAAACAAATAGGTATGGATGCCGATGAGTTGCTACGATTAAAGCAGCTCTCGGGGCTATCCGAGTTATTTAAAAATAAAGAATTTTCAAAAATCAAGGAGGAATCATGGATATAAAAGAAATAATCAGAATCAATTCGGAATTTTCAGAATTGATATCACAAAAAAAATGGTATATTACTATAGATTTATCAAGGCAAGCCGGGTATAATTTAAAAAGGAGATTTTTAAAAGGGTCTGTAACACCGGAAACTCTTGAGCGGTGGGTTAACAAATCGAAAAAAAACATTAAAAGTTGCGCCCGACACGAATAAGGGCTAATGACATGGATAATCATAAAATTGAAAATTTTGACTTCTTTGATTCTGATAGTGCATTATACTATATTGATTCGATGATTAAATTTCGCACATTCTTTCGAGAAAACTCTTCTGCAGAATTGTCAAGGCGATTAGGCGTATCGCAGAACGTAATTAACATAATGAAAAACAGATTTAACAAGGGGGAAATGACCCCTAAGACAGCGAAAAGATGGGTGGATAAGCTTTTAAAGTAGTTTATAAATCTATGAGTTATTTTTAACACAGGGCTCCCGAAAGGGAGCCTTTTTTTTTGTCTAAACGGATTGGTTTTGATATTTTATTTTTGTATCAAAATTCAATGTCATGGCAGAAAGTATTAAACGTCGGGATGTGCTCACGGAAATGGAGATCAAAGAAAACGGATCGGGGAAGCCGGTCTATTTCGCTATTCAATTTTATAAAGCCAACGGAGAGCTGGTAAGCCTCCATCGGGCGAAGTCGTGCGGATTGCGTGCCGATATGAGCAGCAACCGGCTGCGCGGTGTGCAGGCAGTAGATATCGCCGGCAATCCGGAGGGGCATATCTACCCGATAAGCATCGATAATATACGCACATTTAACCATATAAAAGTTGTAATATGAGCGAAATAGTTAATTATAAAGGCATCCCCCTGGCACGTGTTAAAGGCAGAGCATTGTTTGCCACAACCGGAGCTCCGCAAACGGAGACGGTTAAAATAAAGCAAACCAAAACAGCCGATTTAGACACATTTTCACACAATAAGGTGAAATATGCATCCTGGGGCAGCTCCAACGCATTCCCTGACGAGGCTATCAAGATAATAGGCAAAACAGGGGTATTATCATCCGGGATCAACTATCGCTGCCGTGTATGCCATGGATTGGGCATTGTACCGGTGAAAGTGATAGGCTACGATGAAGCTTTGAACGAGCAAATTGAAGTAATCAAAGACACGAACTTACTTAAATTTTTACGCGGTTACACCTGCCGGAACTATTTAACAGGATCCTTCCGGGACCTGATAAAACTTGGCAACTGCTTTCCCCTACTGGTTCCCAACCTTGACGGCAAGCGGATAGCTCGCATCGATGCGTTGAATGCCCGCCACTGCAGGCTGTCGGAAGATAAAAAGAAATTGATTGTTTTCGGAAACTTTGAAAACAGCTCATCCCCTGATACTACTGCCGTTGTGTATGATATTTTAGATGAAACCGATCCGATGCAAGACTTACGCATGCGGATGTATAAAGACAAAAAAATAGAAAAACCGATAGCCTTCCCACGCATACGAAATTATTTTTCAAACAACGATTATTATGCAGAGCCCGACTGGTGGAGTGCACAGGAAGCCGGTTGGATAGAAATAGCGAACCAGATACCGACCTTTTTAAAGAATGCCTATAAAAACGCTATGAGTGTGATGTATCACGTACAAATACCATACGCGTATTATGACAAATATTTTCCCGAATCGGCCTATAAAACAACGGCAGCAAGGCACGAAGCGATAAAGGATTACCAAGACAAATTCGAGGAAAGCCTGTGCGGCACAGAAAACGCACAGAAAACTATCTTCACCACCTTTGCCCTGAATGAATCCGGGAGAGCCGAGGAAAAGGTCGAAATAACTAAAATAGACAGTAAATTTGCTTTCGATGAAAAACTTTCCACATCAGCAGCTGCCAATGGAGAGATCCTTTTCTCCTTGATGGTAAATCCCTCGGTAGTAGGAGCCGGAACCCCCGGCGGACCGTATGCAGGCAATGCCGGCAGTGGCAGCGACATCCGCGAGGCTTTCCTGGTGAACGTGGTAATGAGCTACATCGAGAAAAACCAAGTCCTGGATCCGCTCGAGCTGATGCTCGAAATTAACGGCTACCAAGACATTGATTTAAAATACAGAAACATTGTGTTGACAACCCTTGACAAAGGCAAAAACACAGAAGAAAAACTTGATTAATATGCAACCGAAATTATTTAACATCTACTTAGGCGATGACGATTTACAGAATTATTTACCTGTAAACGTTAATACAACGTTTAATACCCTTGCCCCTCATTTGGGATTGGCAGAGCAAAATTTTATTATCCCTGTGCTGGGGAAGAAACTTTATGACAAACTTGTTGCCATAGTCCCCGATGATGACATGGATATGCCGGAAGAAGAGAGCGGATCCGGTTCTGCCTCCGGCAGCGGAACTGCCAATGCCATCCTGATGGAGGAGCTGCTGACAGAAGTAAAATTTGCAGAGCTACATTTAGCGTATTGGAAAGGATATCCAATTTTAAGTATACAGTTCTCTGATGCAGGAGCCAGCAGCAAAGCAGGCGAAGGGCAGAGATTATTCAGATACCAGGAACAAAAAGCCGAGCAATACTTTAAAGAAGAAGGTTTTAATAAAATAGACACTGTCTTATCTTTTTTATATGAAAACATTGAATCCTTTCCTGACTTTATGGATTCAGAATTTTACAGCACCGCTGAAAATACTTTGATAAAAAGCACAAAGATTTTCAACGACATATATAACATCAATCACAGCCGGCTAGTATTTTTGAAGATGCAATATTTTATTAAAAGAGTAGAAGATATTGAATTAACATCCATATTAGGAGCTGATTTTGTTGCTGAATTATTTGCTGCCGATGTAACGGCAGCGAAATACGCCGCTATTATACGCAGCATACGGTCGTATGTGGTATATATGTCGATAGCCCTCGGCATACGCGAGCTGAAGAAACAACCCACGGAAAAAGGATTGATATTCGAAACACAATCGGCCGACGGTTTCCAAGTTCAACAGGTTTTAAATGATGAATTAAAACAAACTATTGAATATAACCGCGAAACCGCCTTACGCTACATGGAAGCAGCGATGTATTACATGCAGCAGCATCCGGAAGATTACGCTGCTTATATCGCCTATGCCGGCGATTCAGCCTCTGCAGAATTGACCTATAAAAGAGATAATACAAATAAAAAAACATTTTGGTTATGAGCATAGACAAAAAACAATGGATAGGCTGGGCATTAACAATTTTGTTGGCTGTTATAGCAGCTGTAGCCTCCAGCAGCGGAAGAATAGCTACAACAGAAAACAGTGTTGCAAACTGTGAAAAAAGAATCGACAAAAAAGAAAGCATTGACAGGGAACAATATGAAAAAATAAATGAAAAGCTTGACAAGTTGATCATTGAAGTAACGGAGTTAAGAATAGAAATAAAGCACAAGCAAGACAAATGAAAACGTTTTTTATTGATATTATAACATCAAAAAGCGGGAAAAGTCATAAAAGGCTAATTTCTATATTGGCTTTTCCTTGCCTTATTGCTTGTTTAGTGTTAAATTGCTTCAATATTATGATACAAGAAGAATTAATATATGCTTTGGCAGCCATTGTAATAGGAGAAAGCGGGTTTACGCTATTGGAAAAAAACAACAACACAGAAGGGAAAGGATAAAAAGATGATACGAGCACCCAAAGACTATAAGACATACGCAGCTATTTATCGCTGGGCAAAAAAGATAAATTACACCATAGGAGATTATTTTGTCGAAGACGAAAAGATATGCCATTCACTTGAAGACAAGGTACGCGACTATAATAAAGATGGTGATTTGCTCGATGCAGGCGAAACCAAAATATTTGGCGAAACGGCTATCCCCTACACTCCCAAAGGCTATTGCTATGAAGCAAGGATAGAAATAAACACGAAGTTTGGCAGGCATATACGACTTTTTGGAGTGCCTCATTTCGAGGGGATACTTTCCCATACCGGCTGCACCCCAAAACATACACTGGGCTGCATATTAGCCGGGCAAAACAATGTAAAAGGCGAATTGAGAAACAGCCGAAAATGTTTAGATAAAATAATTGACAAGCTTTTAACCAAAGTAGAAGTGGGAGAGAAATTCCCATTTTTCATAAAAGACAGAGGAGATGAATTATGAGCACAATAAACTTCAACGACAATGCCGGTTTGTATTACGCTTTCATGCGTGAAATCGCCGAGACACATGCAGACATACAACATGTGGATGAGAAGAATAAGCATTTTTATAGAGGCGAATTGGAAGAATTTTTTATGGGATTACGTACCAAAGTAAAATTTCCTGCCCTGGTAGTAGAAGGCTTTGAACTCAATTACGATGACAAAGATCCGATTTTCAAGCACAGGGAGAGTGCTTTTACCGTCATTTTCTCCTATGCTAACAAAGACGACTACGAAGCCATTACCGACTGCTTCAGTAGATCGGAAGAAATAGGAGATGAAATTATCAATTACATGAAAGTCTACGGCAAAGAACTGCCCTGCCAGGTGAGAATAAAAAATGTGAACGCCCTACAGATACAGAATGAGACGGAAAAATATGCCGGAGTTAGATTTTCGTTTTCAATAGAAAAATTCCATAACACAGCAATAACAGCAAGCAAATGGCTAAATCAAGAATAAGCACGGAAATACAGGGAAAAGTGATCAGTTCCGACGAGCTCTATGCCCAAGCCAGGCAATGGGCTAACAGGGTGAGAAGTATTGCCAAAACCAATACGGCAGCCTTTAATAAAGGAAAGAAAAAGCCATACACCTACCCCACATCAACCAAATGGCACAAAGCCGGAGAAAGGGAGCCGAAATTATCGGCAGCTGTTGCCTATAAGATTAAAGAAAAAGACGGAATTACCGACAATATCGGATTTCAGTTTCCCAGGCATGGCATATTCAGAGCCTACGGCGTCGGGAACGGACAAAGCCGGACCGGGAAGCAAGCCAAAAAAACATTTATAAAAAGAACGATGAGCGACTGGATAGACAAGCCCATCGACGACAGCACCGACAAACTCGCCAACATAGCCGCCGAATTCTACGGCGACCAGGCATTGATCAATACTTTTGGAAAATGAACGAGCTAAAGCTTCAGATAGACAAAAAAGAAATTCTGTATCATCCCCCATCCTCATGGGATGAATTAACACACCATCAGATGCTGTGTGTGCTCAAATATTTACCGTATTTTATGGCAGGCGAAAGCTGCAACGATATGATTGTAGAACTCAGCGGCATAGATGCCAAAACCTTTCACTCCCTATCAGCAACGCAAAAACACAGCATCACCTCTCTATTTGACTATCTTCGAGAAGAACCAAAGATGAAGAAGCTCGTGATAGAATCATTTACCCACAAAGGAGTGCAGTATGTCGGCTATCAGACAGGCTTTGCCAATGTAACCTGGGAGGAATTTATCACGGCAGAACGTTATTTTATGCAAAATAACTATGCTGTAGCAGCAGCTGTATTGTACCGGCAACAACGCGAAAAATACAACGGAGAGCAAGATCCACGCGTTCCGTTTTCCGTTTACGGCACAGAAAAAAGAGCTGCAGCATTCAAAGAACTTGATATCTACCTGGCGGCAGCCATCGCCTTAAATTATTCCTGCCTACGAAAAACATACATTGCCAACAAATACAGATACATCTTTACATCCTCAGGCAGTGGCAAAGGAGAAAATAAAAGCTTCAGCTGGATAAATGTAACCCGCTCGGTGCTGGGGGATGCGTTTTTTGAAGAAAAAAAGATACTAAAAAGCAACGTCCACACGGTACTTCACCGAATGAATTACCTGATGGATCCGGAGCGGAAACGCAAAAAATAGTGTCCAAGTCATTTATTTCCGATTTCTTATTTTTGTTTCAAAATATTTTTAAACCCTTTAACATAAGAAATCATGACTTCAAGAAGTGGAATTCAAGCAAGCCTTCAACCGGACGTCAAAGACAGGATCACAACCTTAGCAGCCGGAGTAGAGTATAAAACAGGAAACATCATACACCCCTTCCAGGTAAAGAACCAGCAATCTGCTGATTTGATTGTAACTGTTATCAATAAATCCGGGGAAGAGATTGCCGGAGTAGTGTTAAACGCAAAGGAATGGGAACCGTCTGCAATATTTGGCATCAAAGCCGATGCTGCCAAGACATCCGTTGACCTTTTAATTGGTTGGTAAAATGATAGCCATACATGCCGGACATTTTACCGGAGAAAAGCTAAAAAATAACGTTTTTTCGTTCACCATCGATACGCGAAAAAATACAGTTGAAGATACCGGAATTATTATTCCCTTTACTGCCGGAAATTATCCGACTATGGAAACAATAAGCATCAACTGGGGTGATGATAACGAAACCGTTATTTCAGACGGCATTATCAACCAAGCCAACTGCACACATAATTATGCAATTGCAGGCGAATACACCATCGCCATAAAAAACAATAATTATGTAATGCCTAAACTATCGTTTGGACAAAATTATAATACCGTAAATAAAAATGCAGAGAAAATAATCTCCATCGATTCCCCATTGTTAACTTCCATCAATCCGGACGGATCTCTTTTAACAAGCTTTCAGCAACTATTTTTTAAATGTTATAATCTGCTTTCGGTTAGTGATGGATGGATAAAGCAAAATAAACAAGTTACCGATTTGACGGCAACTTTTGCGTATTGTTCAAGCTTGTTAAAATACCCGAGATTGATAGGATGTACAAACCTATTAACCATTTACAGTATTTATCAAAATGCAAACAT